ATGGGGTGTGGGCAGGAACTGACCCAGCGCCACCAGAAGATCTACTGCAGCAACGCCTGCCAGATGCGGGTCAAGCAGAAGCGCATGGTCGAGGAGTGGCTGGCGACGGGGACCGGCAAGGCTCTCAGCAAGCGGCGCCATTACATCCGCGACTATGTCCTTCAGCAGCAGGCGGGCCTCTGTGCGATCTGTGCGATCCCATGCGAGTGGAATGGTCTGGAACTCGTCTTCGTGCTGGACCACATCGACGGGGATGCGTCGAACAACCGGCGTGAGAACCTCCGGCTCCTCTGCCCGAACTGCGACAGCCAGCTCCCGACGTACAAGGCCAAGAACCGGGGGAGCGGCAGGGCCTGGCGCCGGCAGAGATACGCCGACGGCAAGTCCTACTGATCAGCGGAGCTGGGTGACCTCGTACGTCGTCGGCGGGTTGGCGATGTCGTCCTGGGAGGCGATGAGCTCGAGCTCGCGGCGACCCGACTTCAGCGTCCGGTCGAGGATGGCGAAGAGGGTGTTGGCGGTGCGGCCCAGCGCGGCCGGGGTGGAGCCGGTCGAGAGCAGGTGGGAGAGGTAGACCGCGGCGGTGACGTCGCCGCCGCCGTTGGGGGAGATCGGGAGCAGCGGAGTGGTGACCGACCAGGCACCCTCGTCGGAGACCGCGACCAGGTCGATGTGGGTGGGGTCCTTGGTGATCACCGAAGTGACGAGCACGTTCGACGGGCCGGACTCGCGGACGATGTCGACTGCGGCGAGCACCTCCTGGAGCGTGTCGGTGGCCTCGACGCCGGCGAGGAAGTTGAGCTCGAAGTGGTTGGGCGTGATCACGTCGGCGGCGGGCACGACCTGGTCGCGCATGAACTCCGGGATGCCCTCACGGACGAACATCCCGCGCCCGACGTCGCCCATCACCGGGTCGCAGCAGTAGAGGGCCCGCGGGTTGAGCGCCTTCACGCGGCGTACGGAATCCAGGACGATCGCACCGACGGCCGGGTCGCCCTGGTAGCCGGACAGCACGGCGGAGACGGTGGAGAGACCGTCGCGCTCGGAGATCCCCTCGATGACCTCGGCGACCTGGTCGGCGGCCACGACAGGTCCCCGCCACTCCCCGTAGCCGGTGTGGTTGGAGAAGTTCACCGTGAGCACCGGCCAGACCTCGTGACCGAGGCGCTGGATCGGGAAGACGGCCGCCGAGTTGCCGACGTAGCCGAAGGCCACGTGCGACTGGATGGAGAGGATCTGCATGGAACCAGTCTCCAACAGCCGGCTCAGGCTGCCTTCTTCTGGGCCTTGTTCGCGGCCTTCTTCTTGGGCGGGTCGTTGAGCATCCAGGCCGCCAGCGCGCCGCCGATCGCACCGAAGAGATGACCCTGCCAGGAGACGCCGGCCTGACCGGGAAGCACGCTGACGAGGAGTCCGCCGTAGACGAGGAAGGCGAGGATGCCGATGATGATCTGCACGACGCTGTGGCTGAACAGTCCGCGCATGATGACGTAGACCAGCCAGCCGAAGATCAGCATCGAGGTCCCGGCGGTGATGCTTCCCGGGGGCGACATCAGCCAGACGCCGACACCGCCGACCACCCAGATGATCAGCGTCGCGACGATCCCGCGGCCGACGCCCGAGGCGAGCACCAGGAAGCTGAGGACGAGCGCGGGCAGGGTGTTGCCGTAGAGGTGGGCCCAGCCGAAGTGGAGCACCGGGGCGAACACGATGCCGAGCAGGCCGGCGTCGGTGCGCGGCGTGATGCCGAGAGAGTCGAGCTGGTGTCCGCTGATGTAGTCGGTGGCCTCGAGCACCCACAACAGGGCGACGAATCCGAGTGACCAAACGCCGGCCCGAAGCCAGTTGGCGCGTTTGGCCGACGTGGGGGAATCCTGGCTCACGGTCGAAATCCTACCTACCGCTCCACAGCGGCGAGTCGTTGCTCGAGGGTCCCGTAGAGGTAGGGGACGGCGGCGGGGTGAGGTCCGGTCTCGTAGAGCTCGGTCGCGAGGGCCCTCGGCGACTCCCCGGCGTGGTCGGCCGCCCAGGTGGCACCGCCTCCGGTGATCCGTCCGCCGTCGAGGGGGAGCACCGTGTCGGGCGCCAGTGCGACCCAGCGTCCGCCGTCGTCGTCGACCCAGGCCACCGGCACCGCGTACGCCTCGCCCTCGGTCAGGTCGGCGTCGAGCGAGATCCGGCGGCCGATCGGGTGAGCTCCCTGCCGGCTCCACAGGACGGTGGTGACCTCGAGCCGATCCGTCTCGGCAGGACCGGCCGTGCCCAGGACGAGATGGTCGGCGAAGGTCGCCCAGTCGCGTACGGCGGCGGCGGGGTATTCCGGGGGACCGGTGCGGTCCAGCAGGACCCTGCCGCCGAGCACGGCCGCCCAGGCGGCCAGCAGGACCACGACGACGGTGCCGGCGATCTTGAGCCGGCGTGAGACCGACAGCGTCGGTCCGGTGATGTTCTCGCCCACGTGACCCCCCGTTCACCGCGCCGATGGGCCGATGGCGCCGATCCTAATCGGACAGTGCCTATTTCAGGCAGGGCCTATTCGGGCAGGGACCAGTCCACCGGAGAACCGCCCTGTTCGACCAGGAGGGCGTTGGCCCGGGAGAACGGCCGGGACCCGAAGAACCCGCGGCGCGCGGAGAGCGGCGAGGGATGGACCGACTTGATCGCAGGTACCCCGTTGAGCCGCGGCTCGAGGTTCTGCGCGTGCCGGCCCCACAGGATGGCGACCAGCGGTCCGCCGCGGCGGCCCAAGACGTCGATCGCCCGCCCGGTGACCTCCTCCCAGCCCTTCTTCGAGTGTGAGGCGGGCGCGCCGGGTCGCACCGTCAGCGAGGTGTTGAGCAGCATCACCCCGCGGTCGGCCCACGTCGAGAGGTCGCCGTGCTCGGGCATCTTCAGGTCGAGGTCGGTGGCCAGCTCGGCGTAGATGTTCCGCAGCGACGCGGGCAGGGGACGTACGTCCTTCTCGACCGCGAAGCTGAGCCCGATCGGGTGCCCCATAGTTGGACTCCTACGTATGAGCAAACACAGAGCACAGCCCGACTACACGCCGGGGCAGCGAGTCACGATCACAGCCGGGGGACTGGCTGGCCGTACGGGTGTCGTCACCAGCGAGCCCAGCCCTAAGGGCACCGTTCCCGTTCTGATCGACGATGGGCCGGATTTCAGCCTCTACTACCTCCCTTCCGAGATCACGGGTGCCTGACACAATGGACGGCATGAGAGCAGCCCTTTACCTGCGGCTGAGTGAGGACCGTAAGAGCACTGGCGAGAACGTCAGCGATCAGCGGAAGCGAGGACACGCGCTAGCAGAGCGTCTAGGCCTTTCCGTAGTGGCCGAGTTCAACGACAACGACAGGTCAGCCAAAGAGCCGCGTACACGGCCTGCCTACGCTGAGATGATCGAATCGGGAAGGGCTGGAGAATTCGACGCTGTCATCTTTCAGGACAACGACCGGCTTTATCGGCACCCGGTAGACCTGGAGGACCTGACAGAGATTCTGCTGTCTGCCGGAATCGTCACCTACGGCATTCGGGCTAACGGCCTGGTCGACCTGGTCAGCGCACAAGGGAACCTGTCAGCCGGAATCATGGCCTACGTAGCCAAATACGAGTTGGCACAGAAGGTCATTCGCCAAAAGGACATGAACCGGGCTAGGGCACTGGCAGGCGAGATGTACCGGGGAAAGATCCCTTACGGCTACCAGAAAGACAGGAAGTCACTGGATCCCGTTACCGCGCCGAAACTGCAAGACATGTACGACCGGATCATTCAGGGTGAGTCGCTAGGTTCTGTCGGTCGCCTGTACGGCATCTCAGCGACGCAGGTAGACCACAACATCCGTAGGCCTACGAATGCCGGAATCGTCGTCTATCAGGGTGTCGAGTATCCCGATGTAGAGGCTCAGTGGACACCGGCTGTGTCTATCGAGACTTACCGTCGTGCTGTCGCTGTTCTCGACTTCAAGAGTGAGCCCAGGAAAGGACAGGGTCGAGGAGTCCGTAAGCACCTTCTATCGGGACTGGTGAAGTGCTCAGACTGTAAGGAAGTCATGCACTCTCAGAAGATGTACGGGAATGGGTCGGATAGGTGGCACTGCCAGACGTGCCACAAGTCGATCTCTCAGGCATCCGTTCAGGAGTACGTCATTTCGTCATTCCTGGATCAGAAGGTGGTCAAGGTCGAGACGCTTAAGCCGGTCGACAACGGCCCGGAGATTCAGAGGCTGGAAGCAGACCGTAAGCGGCTGGCTGCCCAGATGCTCTCAGCGTCGCGAGATGACCGTCTAAGGCTGCTGGATGACCTGGACGGGGTAGAGGCTCGCATATCCGCTCTCAGTGCCTCACAGAGCGAATCTCAGTACGCCCGCGTACCCGTGGCTGATCTCTGGGACCAGGCCGAATCTGTGGACGCTAAACGGGACCTGCTGGCTCAGTACCTGGTGACGCTGGAAATCAAGCCGGTAGCCCGAAAGGGCACCAGGCCACCTGTTGAGGAACGGGTAACCCTGGAATGGCACACGTTCCTAGACGTTCGGGAGATGGAGAAGGTAGGCGTAGAGATCGTCTGGCAGCAGCCATGACAAAGACTGACGGAATAGCCGATAGACTCATCAACGCATGAGTTCCGATAGTGCGTGAACATAAGTAGCGCACATAGAGAAACCCCTTAGGTGATCAGGAGTGGCCACCTAAGGGGTTTCTTGCTGTCTATAGGTCAGGCTGCTGTCTCTTCTGGGAATAGCGCTGTAGCAATCAGCCATGACAATTCGTCGCGCTTCAGCCCGGATGACTCGATACCAAGACGTGACGCAGCATCTAGAAGCCCTGGACTTGACCAATGACGGATCGACTCAACCTCTGGGTAGCCGTATTCATCCTCTGGGACCGTCTCCCGTAGCCGCTGGATGTTGTGCTGTCTACGCACGATCGCCATAGCGTCACGTTCTGCCTTAGCCTCTTCGGCTTCCTGTTCCTCGCGTGCATGCCGCTCTGCTGTGTGACGTCCCTTGTCTAGGGCAATGCCGGTGTATTCCGGGAAGCGCTCAACGATGATCCCCGAAGGGTTCCCCTCAATCGAGTCAACATCGATGACGTCAACGAAGTTCTTTAGGTGAAACAACAACGCTTCCTTGCTGTCAAAGTTGGGTAGTTCGGCTGTCCATCTGCGCTCTACAGTCTTGAAGATAACCGCACCCTTGATGTTGGTGTTGAACCAATCAACGGCTACGCGTGCCGCTATGGATGACGGAATCATGCTGCCACCTCTGCAAAGAACTCTTCGGCGCTAACGATGTCGTCGGTACTGTCGGGAGCAATTGCGAATGCGGTAACACCGTCAGGGAAGGCAATTTCGTACTTAATTACGCCACCTCCGGTTGCCCCTACGCTGCGCAGCCATCCGGCTTCAAGTGCTAGCCCGATGTGTTCGTTAACGGTCTGTCGCCTGCTGATCTTGAGTGCATCCGCAACGGTTCGGTTCGTCGGGAACATCTCGGCACCGTTTGAGTTCCCATACTGAAGCGCTAGCCATAGAACGGTTCGTAGCGCTCCTGGATGTGCCTTTGCAAAGTCGGAAGGAATGATTGCAATCTGCCATGCGTGGCGAATGCTCATTTCCTGAGTCTTGCTGTTGGTCATGATCTGATCCTTTATCGCTGGGAGGCTCTACCCGGAACGCCAATTACAGGGAGCCATCCCAGCGAAGTTCTAGTCGGCGTTCTAGTTGCGTGTTCCGGGCTAATACAAGTACAGCACAGATCCCCGGGATGTTTGGTCTGGAGCCTGCCCAGCCCATTAAGTAGTAACTACTCCGTGTACTGGTAGCCAGTAATAGGGGTGTCCGCTACAGCGTGCAGGGGTGTCCGCTACAGCGTGCAGGGGTGTCCGCTACAGCGTGCAGGGGTGTCCGCTCTGACCGGACACATAACAGATCTAGGACCAGGTCCAGATACCCATATCCAAGAACAGTAAGTGTCCGTGTGCGCTGCGCTTCCCGGAGGAAACCCCAGGTATATGGGCAGATCGGCAGATGCCAAAGATTCTCAGATCCCTAGGACAATGGATATAGGGCCAGAACAGCCCCAGTCTTAGAAGAGAGATCCCATGAACGACATCATCACTCCCGGTCTGATTAAGGGGATCGACCGGTACGTATCCCAGCGGACCGACGTAATGACCTACCGGGGAGCGCACATCCGCGTAAACCGTCAGCGTGGTAAGGCGAGCCAGTACGCATGTGTGGATTGCCCTAACCCGGCAACCGAATGGTCCTGTGAATCGGGGGAACTAGAGGGACCGGCTAACAAGGGTGCGACCTATCCCAGCCGATACAGCGCAGACATCTACAACTACGTTCCACGCTGCCGCAGTTGCCACAGGAAGCAGGATGTAGCGATTACCAACTTGGGCACCTACGCCAAGCCGCCACGGGTCGCAGCATGAGCATCTGGGAGCGCTGGAAGATGCGCAGAGCCTCACAGGCCATCTCAGACCGTCTCAGCCGCCTGGAGGTACAGGTAGCCGTGACTAACCGGGCAGTGGCTCAGATCGCCGTACAGGGACGTACAGGCACCTTTCAGCCTCAGGCCAGACCTACCGGCTACACGCTGAAGACTCAGGCAGTCCTAGAAGACATGTACGGGCCGACCTGGACGACTCTGGCTAGAGGGTTCGGGGAGGACTGAATGGGACGAACTAAGGAACAGCGACAGGCCGACTACGACCTAACCGCGCCCGACTGTCCCGGTATCGATGACACCGGCTGCACTCGTAAGGCTCAGTACGGGCACGCGGGGATGTGTAAGGCGCACTGGACAAAGAAGCGTGGATATGTCCCACCGAAGCCGACAGCAGACCGCACAGAGGTACGCCGGGAGAATCGAGCACGGTTCGACCTAACGGCTCCAGACTGTGCGGATCCCACATGTACTAAGCCTGCCTATTACGGCATGAACGGCTGGTGCACATGGCACTACCGGCAGAACAAGGGCTATGACGCTCCGGGGATTGCTAAGAGGGTCGCAGAGTCCGACCCCAACAGGGAACTTTCAGCCGATGAGGTATCAGCACGATATGCCCGGGTATTCGAGGTATGGAGTGGGCCCAACAAGTCTGTTGGTGCTAACCCGAAGGCTGAGCCATGGGATGCCCTGGAGAAGAAGACGCGTAAGCCGATCATGTGGGACGTCCACTACAAGTACACGTTGGGCGCTGGGCTTGCTGCATTCGAGCCACCGGAGAAATCGGGGGAGCGCTGGGAGGCCTACCAGAAGTGGCTACCCATCTATAACCAGGTAGTAGCACGCAGACGCAGTAATCAGAAGTTGATGGCTCCGAAGTACCGCACGCTCTAGAAGGGGAAGGGAGGAATTAAGAGTGAATAACGTAGAGAAGATTCTAGGGATTGGATCCATCGTGATCATCGTCAGTGTGTTCAACGGTGTTGTGTCCAACCTGATTGGGCTGGTGATCCGATGACACAGAAGGTATGGAGCGGTAGGGCAGTCATGGAGGCTAGGGCTTTCATGGCTGCCTACCCTCAGCCGTGGTATTGCGGGAAGTGTGGAGGTGAGATCAACCCATCAACACAACAGTGGGTAGTAGGACACATCAAGTCTCGCAATGCCTACCCGGAATTAACATTTAATCCGAATAACTGGCAGCACGAGCACGCCTCATGCAGTACCAGAAGCGGCCATGAGGCCAAGTTGGAGAAGCAGGCACGAATTAAGGCCGAATTAATCAATGGTGGCAATTCGACCAATAATCAGCCCACACTCACCAATGCGCCTGATTTTTCCGCTACCCGACCCACCGGCAGTCCCCGCCCTCTTTCCATGGGTCCCTCTCCGGCTGCATCAGACCGCATGGACGTACCGGAAGCGATGACATGGGACAACTTCGTTGAATCTGCGCCATCGTGGTTGCAGGACGTTCTAGAAGTCCCGGAGGACTCCTCCCCGCCATTGGCTATGACTCCGGTTCACCCGGAATCCGTAGGCACCTACGGCCCAGAGGCAGAGGTATGGATCGGGTTTCACCTTCAGTTGAAGTTGAGATGGTGGCAGCGTCTCAGCCTCTATCGACAGTTGGAATTCCGGGTAGACGGAACGTTGGTCTGGGAGCAGGTCATTGAGTCTGCGCCTAGACGTAGTGGGAAGTCCGTAGGCCTAGCCGCAAAGGTGCTGTGGCGTATCGGCAATGCGGATCTCTTCGGCGAGCCTCAGCAGGTCGTACACACGGCTATGAATATGAGGGTGGCCAAGGAGATTCAGCGCGCTTGGTATCGCTGGGCAGAGAACCGGAAGGATGAAGGCTGGACGGTCCGGAAGTCCAATGGTCAGGAGGAGATCTCCACTCCCACCGATGACCGGTGGCTATTGCTGCCTCAGGATGGCATTACGGGCTATTCCCCGGGCTTTGGCGTAGTTGATGAGTGTTGGGACGTCCGACCGTTGACGGTGTCGGAGAACCTAGAGCCTGCCCTGATGGACAGGATCAGTCCTCAGTTGCTGCTGATCAGCACGGCTCACACAAAGGCCACAAGCCTTATGCGAGGAAAGATCAACCAGGCGCTATCCGACCTAGCCGACCCTGACACGCTGCTAATGCTCTGGGGAGCACGTCCGCAGGACGACCATAACGACCGTGAGGTTTGGAAGGCTGCCAGTCCGTATCACTCAGCCAGCCGAACCAAGATCATGGAACGCAAGTACAAGGCTGCTCTTGCCGGTGAGGCTGACCCGGAGTTTGACGACATGGCACCGATGGACGGATTCCGTGCCCAGTACCTGAATATCTGGCCGCTAGGGGAGACAGTCACGTCAAAGGAGAAGGGGGAACCCCTGGTATCCGCTGAATTGTGGGAGTCCCTGAAGTCACCAGCGCCCAATAGAGCGCCTGACAGCGTGGCTATCGAGGATTGGTTCGGTGAGGGTGTCAGCGTGGCCGCAGCGTGGAACGTAGACGCTGTGGTGACCGTTGACGTACGCCGATGGGACGACCTGGAGACAGCAGCCGTCTACGTGGCCGCTCTGGGCTACAAGGGAACGGTTCTAGCCGGTGCCAGCATCGCTAACGACCCTGCCCTGTCCGGCCTAAAGGTGAAGTCCTCTACAGCCCGTAATGCATCGGCTGTTCAGGAGATCGGAAGGCTTATCGGTCAGGATGCGATCAGGCACACCGGTAATGAGCATCTGACAGAGCAGATCCTGAACGTCAGAACCGAAGTAGGCACAGAAGGCGTACGCGTCGTATCTAAGGGACGTACAGACGGGCTGAAGGTGGCCTATTGGGCTTCCGGTCCGGCTAGAGAGGCAAAGCCTAAGCGCGCTAGAGCGTTCTACGTTCCTGCCGGATAAGGATATTCGTGTAACCCAATACCAGCCATTGACAATAGAAGTTGATGGCTGGTAACGGATTCTTTGCGACTCTATTTGCCGGATTGAGCGATAAGGGCTCTCCGGCAGATGCGCCTACCGTGACAGCAGCCGTTGATATCCCCGCTTCCTTCTGGGGGCTATCAGCGTATGACTCGGATATCGCGATCGCTGGGAAGATCGACCGTCGTCGAGCCATGCAGGTTCCGGCAGTCGCAAAGTCGGTCAACCTGGTATCGGGATCCACCGGGGGCCTGCCGCTTGCCTTCATCGCACCGGACCGTGTGCAGGTACGTAATGCACTGTTCGACCAGCCGGAAAGGGACGTACCCCGATCGGTCACGATGGCACGGCTATTCGAGGACCTGTTTCTAGAAAGCGTGGCCTGGTGGTTTGTCACAGAGCGCGATTCACGCGGTTACCCGCTGTACGTTCGTCGCCTAGATCCTCGCTCCGTAACGGTGAATCAGCAGGGACGCGTATTCCGCACCGAGAAGGGCGAATCCGGCAGCACCCTGGTATGGACTCCGGATAAGGATCTGATCCGCTTTGACTCCCCGCGTGCTGGGCTCCTGGAGGAGGGTGCACGGGCTATTCGCACGCTCCTAGCCCTGGAGACTGCGGCGCAGCGATTTGCCAATGGTGTACCGCCGATTGACGTTCTCACACCGGCTGATGGCGTAGACCCTGAGGACGATGAAGATATCCGCGCGGCGATCGCAGCCCTGAATGAGGCTAAGAAGGCTGGCAGCGGATCCGCCTACATTCCGGCTGCTTTCAAGTACGCCACTAACACCTTCAGCCCTGAGCAGTTGCAGATGGCTGACGCTCGACAGCACGCGGTCCTAGAGATCGCACGCGCTACGGGTATCGATCCCGAAGAACTCGGCGTATCTACCACTAGCCGTACGTACTTCAACGCTCAGGACCGTGACATGCACTTCCTGAAGTACGTAATCGGGCCGTTCATCCACGCAGTTGAGGACCGCCTATCGATGGGCGACGTAACCCCACGCGGATACACAGCCCGCTTCGACCTGGACGACTTCCTACGTGTCGACACAAAGACGCGTTACGAGTCCTACGAGATCGGCCTACGAACGGGCGCAATCACTCACGACGAAATGCGGGAAGAGGAGAAGCGTCCTAAGACTCTGGCACCTGCTCCTAAGCCTGCCCCACAGAATGCAGAGGCATCTATGAGCAGCAGCGAACTAGTGACCTTCTCCGCTGAGGGCCTGGAGACATTCTCTTTCCAGCCTGCGGCACTGGAGGAATTCAAGGTCGACACAGAGGCACGCACCATCAAGGGGCTGATTGTTCCCTTCGGTGCCAAGCCTATTGACGGACGAAACATCACTTTCAACAAGGGTGATCTCAAGTGGTCTGACGTATCGCGCGTCAAGTTGAACATGGACCACGACCGTGGAACGTCATTCGGGGTCGCTACAGAACTGACCGAGACAGACACGGGTCTATATGGGTCCTTCAAGGTGGCCAGCACAGCAGACGGTGACAAGGCGCTAGCCCTAGCCAGTTCTGGCGTTTGGGATGGCCTGTCTCTAGGTGCTTATGCGCAGTACACCGAAGACGGAACCCGTACCGGCTACCTGCTTAGCCACACGGCCCTAACCGCAGAGCCTGCATTCGCAGATGCTCGCACGACTTCCGTTAAGGCATCCGCCGAGACGGCAACTACAAAGGAAGAAGAGACAACCATGGCTGATAAGGCTACTGAGGCTGCTGTGGAGGGACCTACTGTCATTGCGGCAGCCCCTGTAACTGCAGCCGTGAATGAGGCACCGCTATACACCTTCGGTGCACGCAACCCGGGACAGCGCGAGTTCTCCGCTGACATCTTCGCGGCTGCTAAGGGCAACTCTGAGGCTGCCCAGTACATCAACGAGTTCGTAGCAGAGACATTCGCTTCTGTGGACTCCAGCGACGTATCAGGGGTTAACCCGAACGGTTACCGTCCTGACCTTTACGTGGACGCAATCAACAAGTCTGCTCCGGTCTACTCAGCGCTCTACTTTGAGTCGCTGTCAGATGCAACACCGTTCATCGTTCCGAAGTTCGCGAGCGCTTCCGGAATGGTTGCTGATCACGTAGAGGGAACAGAGCCGACAGAGGGTTCTTTCACTGCTACTTCTCAGACCGTTACACCGACTGCCGTATCTGGTGAGTACTCGGTTACCCGTGAGGTAGTCGACGCTGGCGGATCTCCGCAGGTTTCAGGCCTGATCTGGAAGAACGTACAGCGCCTTTACGTAGAGGCTATGGAGGCTAAGGCAGCCGCATTCATCAACGGTGCGTCCCTTACCGAACTCGGCACTGCCGTTGACCTGAGCCCTGCTACAGGGACTGTTGGCGACGAAGCAGAGGCACTACTTGCCGGTGCGGTATTCACCCTTGACGGCATCGCCGCTCAGGACGTTCTGACTCACCGTGACCTCTACCTAGCACTTGCTAACGAGAACGCGGCTGATGGTCGCAAGCGCTTCCCGGCTATCAACCCGGCTAACGCTTCCGGAACTGTGTCTAGCAAGTACCGCAGCATCGACGTGAACGGGTACAACCTGATTCCGGCCGGTTCGCTGGGTGCAACGACTGTCAACAACAAGTCGTTTATCGGTGACTTCTCGTACGCGCCGTTCTGGGCATCTGCTCCGCTGCGCATCGACCTAGCACCGACTGTTGCTAAGGGCCTTGTGGTTGGTCTATTCGGCTACACCGCTAGCGCCATTCTTGACGCCAGCCGTCTCCGCAAGATCACAACGGCTGCGTGATAACTGATGCCTGCTCCGTCGCTATCAGACGCAATCGACTACCTAACGAGTATTGGGCGTAGTCCCGCTAACTCGGTAATCGAGTCTGCCCTAGCGACGGAGAAGGCTAATCAGGCACGCGGATACAAGCAGCCTGCCGACGATGCGGAATGGCCCGCAGATCTAACCGCAGCCCTTCTACGCCGGGTAGCCCGAAACATCGATATGCGAAACCTCACGTTGGGCTTCTCCACCGGAATGGACCCTGACTATGGCGCTGTCCGTATCGGTGGCCTAGACGCTGAGATTCGCCGTCTAGAGGCTCCGTTCAAGCGAGTGCGGAGTTTCGGGGCATGACGGATAGAGAAGACCTAGCAGCCGCAGCGAACACCGTTGAAGGCATCAACGTAAGCGACTCGTACATGCAGTCAACGACCATCGGTCACGGCTGGGTGCGACAGGGCCCGCGTAATCGTGCTGCTAACGGCTTTGGCTTTCTAGCCACGTGGGATGTCTATGTGGTCATCCCTTCCGAAGTTCGAGCCGCTGAAGCCTGGATGGATCAGTACGTCGACCTTCTAACGGACGCTCTTGAAAGAGAGATGTACGTAACCACGGTTAAGCCCGTGGAACTACCAACAGACTCCGGGGCAACGGTATGGGCCGCTGTCATTTCCGGTACTAGATGAAAGAAAGAGTGAATAGACATGGCTAACGCTAAGAGTCGCCTTATCTACCTCTTCGACGGAACCGGCGCAGACGTTTCCGGAGGGGTACAGAACTTCACTATTGAAGCGGCAGACGCTGATGGAGGATTCCTCTCCTACAGCAAGGCCCGTGCCGGTGGTGACAAGGATTACGTGGCTAAGTTCGTAATCCCTCAGGACTACGCGACAGGGTCACTGTGGAACACCGTTGTGTCTCAGGTGGGCACTACCTGGACGGGTTACTACACCGCTGACGTTGACGACCTGAACCTGCTTTCGACAACAAAGCCCGCTTGGGAGTTCAACGCGATTGTCAGCATCCCGAATGGAGTGATCCTGGGTGGCGAGACCACTCAGTCAAACTCTGCTGTTCCGACCGTTGAAGTTGAGTGGCAGTTGGTCGACTTTGACCCGGTGACATCAAAGATCACGGCTGACCCGATCGTCTGATCTCTGATGGCACAGGGCGCTTACGTAACAGGACTCCGGGCCTCTATTAGAGACCTGGAGCGCCTGGGCGTAGACGCTGACGAACTAAAGGACGCGATGTCCGCTGTGGCTAAGGAAGGTGCTGAAGTCACAGCGGGTTTCGTGCCCGTCAAGACAGGCCGATTGCGAGAAACCGTCCGTGGTAATCGGGCTAAGGCACGAGCAACGGTGACAGTCGGTAGAGGCAAGGCCAACCAGTACGCCGGGGTTATCAACTACGGATGGCCAGAGCGCGGCATTGAACCGGCGAACTTCGTAGAGAAGACAGACATTGCGTTTACGGACAGAGCCGTAGACATCATCGATGAAGGAATTTCAGACCTAGTGCGTAAGCACGGGCTGGCATAAGTAAGGGGAAATCAGAATGGCAACAAGCAAGGTTGTAGAAGAGGTAGTAGTCGTAGACGAGCGTCCGACTATTGATGACGTATTCGAGTCCATCACGGGCTTTGAGGAGATCGCTGTAGAGAAGGCCTTCGGTGGCGACCCTACAGAGATCGCTAACGCCGGAAAGCACATGCGCTTCCTACGCGTAATGGTCTTCATCATGAAGCGTCGTGAGGGTCTTAACGACGTACAGGCCAAGCAGGAGGCTATGGCTATGCGCGTCAAGGACCTGGACGCGTTCTTTGCTGACGAACCGGAGGAGGACTCCAACGAGTCTGAGGAGTCGGGGGAAGCAGAAGCGCTCTCAGAAGACTGAGAGCAGAACGTAAGGCCAACTTCGTATTAGCGACAGGCATTGCACCTAGCGAATACGAAGGGCTAACCCTGCTAGAGCGGCAGGTATTCATGGAAGAGCACGAACGAATGTCAGAGGAGGCGAACAATGGCTAGAGCCGTAAAGATTGCGATTCTGGGGGATTCGTCTTCTCTGGCACGTGCACTTCGTAGCAGCGAATCGCGCATGGAGCGCATCAACAAGACAGCGTCAAAGATGGGTAAGGCGCTGGGTATCGGCTTTGGTGTAGCCGCTGCAGCAGCCGTTGGTTTCGCCGCGAGCACGGTGAAGTCTGCTAGCGATGCACAGCAGTCCATCGGTGCCACCGAGACGGTATTCGGGAAGCACGCAAAGTCAGTCATTGCGTTGAGCAACAAGGCTGCTAAGACAGTCGGGCTGTCGGCTAACCAGTACCGTGAGAATGCGAACATCATTGGATCACTGTTCGCTAACAAGGGTCTGAAGGGCAACGAACTAGCCAAGCAGACAGACCTAGTCATCAAGAAGGGTGCGGACCTTTCAGCCACATTCGGTGGCACCGCTACAGAAGCCGTAGAGGCCCTTTCTAGCGCCTTCAAGGGCGAGTTCGACCCCTTGGAGCGCTACGGTATTTCGCTGAAGCAGAGCACCGTTAACACAGAGGCTGAGACTCTAGCCAAGAAGAAGTACGGCAAGGCTCTTAAGAATCTGTCGACGGAGCAGCAGAACGCTATTCAGCGTCAGGCAACCCAGAACCTGATCAACCAGCAGTCGGCTAAGTCTCAGGGTGCGTTCTCCCGTGAGACCAACACGCTTGCTCACCAGCAGCAGGTACTAGCGGCCAAGTTCGAGAACATCAAGGCCAAGGTCGGTTCATTCCTTCTCCCGGTCCTAACTAAGTTGGGCTCATGGTTCAACGACACGGCTATTCCGGCTGCTGAGAAGTACGCACCGATCATTGCTGACAAGTTGGCTCCTGCATTCGACGCTGTGAAGTCAGCCGTAGAGAAGGTTCAGCCGATCCTTGCTGCAATCGGCCGATTCATGAAGGACAACCCTGCAGTAATTCGCAACGTTGCTATCACCATCGGGATTCTTGCCGGTGCTATCGGGGTGTGGTCTGCGGCTATGGCTATCGCTAACGCTGTGATGGCTCTCAGCCCGCTTACCTGGATCCTGGTGGGAATCGTTGCCCTTGTCGCTGGGATCACCCTCCTAGTTACTCACTGGGACGACGTGACACGCGTTATGAAGAAGGCTTGGGGAAAGGTCAAGGAATTCGGCTCATTCCTAAAGGATGGCTTCCTGAAGTTGATCGGCAAGGTCGGTGACTTCGGTAAGGACATGGGTAAGAAGGTCTGGTCTGGTATCACGAATATCGGATCTAAGTTGAAGACCATAGGAACCTGGATCTGGTCGAACGTCTACCCGGGCCCGCTGCTCAGACTGGGCGACAAGGTGCTAGGCGCTGCTAAGTCGATTGGTGGCAAGGTCTGGACCGGTATTAAGCATGTCGGCGGAGACCTGAAGACGATCGGGTCATGGGCCTGGGGCAAGTTCGAGGGTGGCCTAGACAAGTTGAAGACCAAGTTCACGAATAAGGGTGGGGAACTCCTATCCGGCTTGGTACACGGGCTAGAGAACAAGTGGGATTCAGTCAAGAACCTGACAAAGAAGCCCCTTAACCTGATCATCGACGTAGCCATTAACCCGTTCCTGCACACCATTAACAAGTTGCCCGGTGTGAACATCAAGGACGTAAAGCGCTTTGCTACCGGTGGCGCGGTATTCGGTGCTGGCACATCTACTAGTGACTCAATCCCAGCGCTGCTATCCAACGATGAGCATGTGCTGACGGCCCGTGAAGTAAAGGGCATGGGTGGGCACGGTGTTGTTGAGCGTCTGCGCAAGTGGGCTGTTAGCAAGTTCGCTAAGGGTGGCCGCGTATGGCCGCTAGCGGGTGGAACACCGTCGACATATGCCGGTCACACCGGAGTTGACCTGAACGCTCCTAACGACTACGGAAAGCCAGTTCACGCAGTTACTGGGGGTACTGCGTACGGACAGGTGCTAACCGGTTCCTATGGTCGCAACGTGCGTCTGAACGGTGGGGGAGTGCAGCAGATCTACGGTCACCTATCGGCATTCGGCAAGTTGGGCCGCGTAAGCGCTGGTGACGTAATCGGGTACGTAGGAAGCACTGGTAACAGCACCGGGCCTCACCTGCACTTTGAGGTACGTCCTGGTGGGACCTACGCAAGCGCATTGGCATTCCTGAATGGGGCCTCTCAGCCGAGTGGTAAGGGTGGGTTCCTTAGCGGGCTGCTGGGCAAGTTCGGTGACATTAAGTCCTTCGCCATGGACAAGATGAATAGCCTTCTAGGAAAGGTGTCCGGTGGAGGGCTCCTAACCGGTAGCAGCATGACAGCGCTGGTTAAGCACCTATTGCAGAAGGTCATGTCCACCATTCCGGGGCTTGCTACTGGCGGAATCGTTAGAGCCAGTTCTGGGGGAACGATCATTCGAGCCGGTGAGGGTGGTCTAGATGAAGCGATTGTGCCTATGCGCCGTGGTGGTTATCGACGTGCCCAGACGATCATTCACAACCACTTCACGATTCAGGCGAGCCCTGCAACAGACAAGGTCGCGCTTGCAAAGGAACTAAAGGACATCATCGACACTGGAAAGGCAGCGGGGGTTAGATTCGCATGACAGTAAATCCCCTTAACGTACGGCAGGAGTTCCTACCTGACGAGGTATTGAAGATCGAGGTTGAGACAACCTCCGACATTAAGAACCTTGTACCCAATCCGTCTGGTGACTATGGGGCCTGGGGCTGGACCACTGCTTTGCCGAACGTCACTCTTGAGCAGGTGTTTGCGGACAGCGCCAGAGTCGTTGATGGAACCTTTACCAGAGAAACATCTGGTCGCGTGAAGATCCGTCTTACCGGTCAGAGAGATGTGATCCGTCAGATTGAAGTCTCCAACAACGAGTACGTGCCTGACGGTTCATATCGTGTGGTCGCTCAGACCGCGACGAACCTAGGTGGCATTGTCGGTTGGGTAACTGACCTGTTCATCAATGACTTTGAGACCGTCGCCGTGAATACGTCCGTGGGCACCGGCAAGGTTGTAGTGCCGAATGAGTTGCAGTTGGCTACCAGCGCAAGTCAGATTGCGTACGCGCGCACCACTGAGTTTCAGGTGACGGCAGGTCAGTATCTACAGGCACGCCTAGACATCACAGCCATTACTGCCAGCACGTCAATCGGGCTGCAGTTGCTCTACCTAGACGCCGATGGCGCAGCGGTTGGAGCAGGAAGCACAAGCAACGCCCGTAGCACTAATGGCGCGGTGTTCTTCGGTGGCTATCAGGTACCCGCAACAGCCGTGACTGCCAAGTTGGGAATCTTCCTATATGGCTCTACTGCCAGCGGCACAACAACTCCTGCGGCTGCTGGTGCGTATGTCTGCTTCAACCAGGTGCAGGTCATTCAGACAGCGTCTAGCACGACGTCACAGACCAGAAAGAACCTGGCTCTCAACCCGAATCTTGAGTCGAATCTAGACGGCTGCACTAGCCCGATCGGCAACACCATTACCCGTGCTACTGATCAGAAGTGGCAGGGTACCTACTCGGCGAAGTACGCAACCACAAGCACTACGAAGTTGTGGGCAAGGTTCTTTCACTACAGCAACGGGACCGTAGCGACTGACATTGTTCAGAACACGGCTCACGTGCTTTCGTTCTATGCACGCTCAAGCATCAAGCGAGATGTGAAGATCTCGGTACTTCTTGGTACAGCAGCAGGTGCTGAGACAAGCAGCGACATCAAGTTTGAGAAGACCATCACGCTTCCTATCAACACCTGGACGCGTGTATCAGTGTCGTTCAACAGCGGCAGCAAGACGAAGTTGAAGTACTTCTCAGTTACTGGGCTACAGACAGGTTCTACGTACTGGTTCGATGGTTTCTTGCTGGAGGCCGGAACCGTTGAATTGCTGCCGTACTTTGATGGCACGAACACACCTGAGTCAGGTTGGACTGTTTCATGGGACGGCTCAACCAACGCGTCCCGTTCAACTGCTACCAGCCCAGCGGCCCAGTTCAGTTATGTGTCGCCGGTTACCTACCAGGAAATCACAGGGTCTGTTGTGGCCTATTCCTCTCAGAGAGCAGGTCTCGACACAGGAACTATGCAGTTGAACATGAGCGACGTGGCTCTAGACCCTGCATCATCAGACGTATTGCGCAAGGGACGCAGAATCAGAGTGCGTGCCAAGGTTGATGGTGTCTACTACGACCGCTTCACAGGCAAGATCAATAACGCTCACGTCGACTATGAGCCACGCCCGGGTAAGCCGTTACTTACCAATATCACTGTCACGGCTACGGATGCCGTGGCGGATCTGGCCAACACAAAGCGCTCCAACTCTGTGGTGGATATTACTGGGCTGCCGAATCTATTCGAGGGACAGAACGTCCCGTGGAATATCAATGGTGAGACTGGCCAGACGCTGCTGAACCCAACCACAGCGGGCATCAACGACAATGCGTCATTGCTTGACCAGGTCGCTCTAGTGAGGGACACACCCCGCTATAGCACCGGTGAGGGACCGTCGTACGCCTTTGTGAGCCGTTCCGGCGTGCTGACTGTACGTTCGGAGGACACACAGGCTGCTAGGGCTTCTACCGTCCTTACAGACCAGGATGGAGATGTCTTCTACAACTCCGAGTTCAAGTTGTCCTATGACTCTGACGCTCTCATCAACGAAGTGCTGATCAAGGCCCAGCGCCTAACAGGATCCGGTGAGAGTCAGCAGACTGAGGAATGGTCATATGGGCCGTTTAGAGATGTGGACTCTATTAACAAGTGGGGTTCTCATTCCAAGGAATTCACTGTGGCCACTAGCCCCAACGCGACTATTGACACCACGGGCAAGACATTCTTTGGGCCGTTTGTCGATGACATCTTCGCTAGGAACGCTGAGCCAAAGATGCTCATGTCATCGGTTCAGGTTCCGATTCTGAACGCTGCTGGAATCGTCTTCGCTGGCACGCTGGACCTTTACGACAAGTTGAATGTCACCAACGCCGAGAAGGGCTATGACGAAGTTCAGGATGTTGTGGGCATCACTGAGACCATCACGGCAGACAGATGGACTGTGGACATTCAACTTGCCGGTGAGACGTCGGTAGCGAGCCCTACCACTCAGCCTGACATCGCTATTGCCAATGTCCCACCTGTGGGCAGCACGTCCATTTGGGGATACACAGGCACAACTACACCATCGTCATTCCCATATCGTGAGGCAGGAGGTTGGTCCGGAACGCCTATTGTCGGCGGTAATAGCAACGGGTCATGTGGGGTTGAATACACAGGGCTAGGTGTGTTTACCGCGCTGGTGTCTGGTCACTACCAGTTCTCATATCGAACAGGCGTTGTTGGTCCCAGCGGAGGAAACCTCCCAGCGGGAACTAGGCTCATTGCCTTTGCGTGGCACAACATCGCCAGCGGCTCAGTCTCGACCGGGAATGGCTTTATCCGCGAGGAAGAGCAGGTAACTGAAGCAGTACCTGGATGGCAGATGGACCTATCAGGAACCGTCTACTTGGAGGCTGGCCAGACAATGCAGTTTGGTTGGTGGTCTGACGTTTCGGGAGTTCGATCTGAGAACAGCAGCGGTACCGGAATCAACTACGGCGGTACCTATTATTCAAAGTGGTTTACCTTTACAAGGTTGTCGTCATGATGCAGACGCTGCTAATCGTCGGGGGAGTGGCTGGAGCCGTTACGGCCGTCATTGGCCTTGCTTCCTTGTTCTGGCGGATCCTGAAGCGACTAGAGGCACTGACCGAAGGTGTCCTAGGAAAGGCTGAGGTACGGGACGTTTCCGGTGCCCTACTAGAACCTGCTGTGCCCAGTCTTCAGGCACGTGTGTCCAACCTGGAAGCAATGATGACGTCCAACAAGACAGACGCACGGCTGACGTTTCTGGAGGCCTGGAGAGAAGAGCACATGAAGCAGTCAGACGACCTCATGTCAAAGGTGCTTAATCATCTGATTGACAACCAGCAGCAGCAGGCTTCATAG